GAAAGATTATTGCAATTACTTAAATCTGTAACGCCAAACTTTTCTATATTTGTGCAGCCGTCCCATGCGTTTTGAACATTAACAACACCTGACATATCAACACCTGTAAACTCAACAATGTCAAAACGATTATACCACGCTCCGAGGTAACTTGTTGAATTAGAGCCATCTGCCGCGCCTCGGTCAATTAATAGCTTCCGAGCTTCTTGGATGTCTTTGCCAGTCGCACTTTCCGGCAACAAAATAACACCATACAAATCACCAGCTTTGCGATACGATGTGCTACCGCGATAACCGAGTAAGTTTAACCGAACTTGCGCGTTAGCATTCACGCGATACGCAAAGGTGCCTAAAGACGTGCCTACGATTTGCCAGCCAGCTTGTGAAATCGATACAATATCTAGGTGGTCGGTGTTGTCTGCGAAGGTGACCTTGAAGCCGTCTGACACAGGTTGGTGGTTAGCGGTGGCCTGTGTCGCATAGCGGTCAGAGTCCCCAAGGTCGCTGCCTACGATACGTCCGTTCCACGATGAGCTGCCTGATGAGATTGGCCCGACTGGTGCGTTCTGTGCATCGTAGAAGTAATACCCAAAGCCGTCCTTTAGGTCGAAGACGTTGTTCCTATTATTAATATAATTACGAATCTTGGTCGCGGTCGCTTCGTCTGGCACCGAGTCCGCAGGGAAGAGCGCAAGGAACTCTAGGTCGATACACGCGCTGCTTGAAGATGCATTGTCAAACGCAATATTAAACTCGTTGCTGTTTATCGCCGTAGTCCTGTTGTTTGTCAGAAATGAGGCGTTGTTAACGTCTGATGTTTGTGACTCATTTTCAATTTTAACGACATGAAGAATGTCTCCACGGGCATCGTCAAACATATCGCCTTGAATGTTAATTGTCCCAGCTGACGCGATTGTTGATAGATTGGTAGTGCCAGCATTTCTTAAAGAGAACCCCGCACCCGCTCCGTCGTAATCATTTCCGGTTCCAGCTAAACTAGTTGTAAACACACGGGCGTAACCTTCACCACCATCCCCAAGCACACTAAACGCTGCGAACATATAGCCGCCGTTTATGTTATTAGCAAACAGTCCGTGAAGTCCATCGTTAGCACCATCGAACCGCAAGACACTCTTCTTGATAACCGTGGCTGGGTCGTTGCCGGACTGGTTGATTGTTACCACTTGGCCAGTCGCGCAGGCAAACTTGGTGTCCCCGTGGCGGACGTTGGTGGCCGTGAAGTCAACGTCGAGTTGCTCAGTGCCGCCGATAGATAACGTGGCTTTCTGGATGTATCCGTTGAGTGGTAGAACGCCCGTAGTGTATTGACCATTAAAAGACAGGTGGCTGAAGGTGGCACTACCTATTACATTACTGAGTGTCCCTTTTGTTACCCCGTTCTGTTTTAGGGTGACTGTTCCACTGGTCCGTTCAACTGTTATTTTACTTGCGCCTTTAGTTAAAAGATTTAATGCGCCATTATACTGTACACCTCCCACGTTACACTGAAAGGAATATCCGCTATTGTAAATAATTATTCTCTCTAGCGTGGAAGAACCAGAAACTAAATGTAACGACGAAACATCAACAAGATACACATCCATCTCCAAAACAAAGTCATCACTACTTCCAATAGTCGGAAAGGTAACAGCCGGAGCGTTCCCAGTGGTGACCGGAAGATAACAATAGCCTTTACCATCGATGAGCGGCAACGCTTTAGGCTGGTTTAGGGCAACGTCTTGTTTCGCATCGCCGCCTTTGTTGCTGCCTCTAGAAAGATTCCTTAGCACAGGACAAGGCTCCAGAAAATCGGCTGTTGTGAGTGCCTCTTGGAGAACATCTCCAGATGTCGCTGGGCTGGTCAGGGTGGATAGATTGAGTGCCATTGGGTGAAAAATATATATATATTATAAATTAGAGGCGGTCGGACGAATATGGCCAGTAGAGGATTCTGCGGAAGTGACCACTGAAAACATTTGTGTATCCAGAGCCTATTTTCAGAATGTTAGTCGTAGCAAAGTTGCCATTGTAAGTTCTATCTTCCAGTGCTGTTCCGTCTAAACTTAAAGACTTGACTGAGGGGGCAGGAGACACCCCAGTTTTATAGGATACTGCTGCGCGGAATAGCTGGTTAGATACAATTCCAGAAAGGTCGATTCCGTTGACCCCGTCAAAATTACTGACTGATGCAACCGCATTGTTTTTGTAAAAGAAAAATTGTGAAGTCCCTTGTCCCACAACATAAGCGTGGGCGGAACCTAAAACATCTTTGTCTACCACTTCGATGTAAAACGTCCCTTCAGAGCCATTAAAGAAGCTCGTAAAGGCACTACCAGTGATTTCAAAATCGTCAGCGGCTCGCGTTCTTGCTGCGGCGTCTCCGCCTGATGTGGGGATGTAGGACGTGGCGACACTTCCGGTCTCTAGCTGTGCGCCCCAGATGTAAACTTCTTCGCCTGTGCTAAAACTGCTGAAGCCCCCAAAAGAAATACCAGTGGCCGCACTTGCGTCAGCGGTAGACGTAAGAGTAAATCTCTGCCACTCATCGGTCACAGTTATGTTTTTATACCGTCCTCCCTCGCCTTCATTTTGAGGGAATCCCGGTGAACCTAATCCTATAGCTGTTTCCAGCGAACCGCTTATTGTCTTTAAATAAAAACTAACAGAATATGTCGTGCCAGACGTGACCGTAAAGGTGTATTGTAAACTACTGTCAGCAGCATTAGCTTCTAACTTTGAAGCGTTCATAGAGCCATCAGGCGCAGAAAACCCACTTGAAAGTGTCATGTTGTTTTTACTCCACGCTGAGTTACTAAAGTCTTCACTGTAAGGAATCAAGTTCGTCGCACTCGGCTCCACCAGCATCATCGGCACGGAATCAACGTAATCCACGCGCACCGTGTTCGCTGGGGCTGACGCTATGTTACCATCGGGGTCCGTGTAGGTCGCGACACCTGCGCGGGTCGCTGTGATAACGTCGAGGGTCTCGGGCAACGCCGGGTTCAAGTCGAGCGTTGGGTTCTCCAGGGTCCCGACCATCGAGTCACGCGCGTCAAACAAAAGGTAAGGGTTTAGCGCAAAAGGGCTAAAGCTACCTCCGAATCCTTGGGTAAGGTCTGTTCGGCTAATAGACCGAGTCAGAGGGCGTGTTAGTGATCGGGTAAGAGACATTATTAGAATGCTTTGTTATCAGCGACAGGAGCGACGATGATGTCTACGTTGGTAGGCGCAGCACTAAGGTCAACTTTAAGCTCCTTCGAGGACGTCGTGAACAACGCTTGTCCGTCGTCAGTGAACGTAACGTCTTCACCGATGTCAACCCAGGAGTCAGCAAGCTTATGTTGGAGCTTGATTTGGGCAGATCCGAATGTGCCAATAACAGCAAACATTCCAGAGCTACCATTCCAGGTCATGTCGATATCAGCGGCGCTAGTCACATCGCGAGACACAGTTCCGATTCTTGTAATTTCAGGCATGGTTTCTGTTTAGTATATATTTATGAATAATTAACCCCCGCTCCTCCTTTAGGTGTACTAATTGAAGAACGAGGGATTGTAAGTGGTGAACGACGCGATGCCTTAGTTTTACGTTGTTGTCTAGCCGGGCTAAGTGCTTTCTGTGCGACCTTGGTGGGTGGCGGTGGGGGTGCCGGAGGCTTAGGGATCTCGGGCATCTTAGGGGCTGACATACACATGGCTTATTGTCTTAGGTTGGTATTGAGAATATTCTTGTTTTGTTCTTCGTGAACAGTGCGGAGAAACGTAACAACCGAGCGCTGTCCATAGTGGTAGTCAAGATGCCTCAGAGTTGTAGTAGGCCCAAAGTCTCGCTTCGGATACGCCTTTTCGATAGCTTCAAGCAAACTCAACGGCACTGTAGGCCAGTGCTCGGTGTTTTCATATAAGCTCATGAGTCAAGAAAGATCGTCTAGAGTTTGAGGTAAATCCCCGTTGTCGATCATTTTGCGCGTCTCTACAAGACACATTGCGTTCCATATGACCGCCCCACCGTGGTCTTCGCTTAGGTCTCCCTGCATAAACGACCACAAGTGGCGATACAAGCTGTCAACGTAGCGGGACAAAGGGATTCCCTTGCGCCAGTTGTCCCTGCCATACTTAGTGGCACCGTCTTCAAAGCGTCGCGATACAGCCTGGAGGGCAGCAACAGGAATACAACTGGGCATTCCCTTGCCGATCATGGCGTCTCGCACGGCTCCCGTGTCGAATTCACTGCGTTCCCCTGAGTCAGGAAGAACACTCTTATTTTGTTTGTTCATGGTAGTGGTTCTTTAGGTCATATTCTACGTTAACTATTGTATCTTTTAGATACGGTGTTGGGTAATATTTATTAATACGCTTCTTGTCTGGCGTAATGACTGTGTCTTTGTGGATCAAGTTGTGCTTAGCGAGGTAACGCATGGCCGCTGTGATGTTCTCACTGCTAAGGCCCATGAGGCGAGCCAAAAGGCTGTTCTCAATGCCAGGCCTCTCGAACACAGCGATACACAGGCTAGCCCGGTAGAACGTCGTGACACCTGCGCGTCTCATAGTTTCACTTAGTATCAGTAGGTGTCTCATGGTGTCCACAGTTTAATGTCAACGCCATCGTAATCGTCGGCGCGTAGTATCCTGGCGAGCCTAGCGGTGACCAGTGCGTCGTCTTCGGTGAGCCCTGCTTTCTCGTAGGTTGCCACCACAGTTTCCCAGTTGTATCCGTCTTTCTCTAGGATCTTCTCGGCGGTCTTAGTGCCGATACCTTTGACGCCCATGTAGCCGTCGGTCGGGTCACCTGCGAGTGTCTGGATGAGATGGAACTTGTCGGCTTCTTCTGGGGTGACGCTGCGCATCTCGTCGCGCAACATGTTATACCAGGTGATCGGTAGGGTCCCGAAGTCTTTGTCACCACTGACCGCCACAAAGGTCGGGTCTTCGGTGGCCATGATACCACACACGTCGTCAGCCTCTAGCCTAGGAAACACACGGGAATCGTAGGACTCAATGGCCCAGGAGCGTAGAGCTTTTAGGCCTAAGGGTTTACGCGTGTTTTTCCGGTTTGATTTATAATTAGGGAATATATCGTAGCGGTAGTTCTCGGTGTCTGAGAACGCCAGGATAAACTCTGCGTCCTTGTCTAGCTTCCTGACCACGCTCATGAGGCATGAGTCAAAGCTGTGCTGTGATTCCTTCTCGCTTGAGTGTAGTGTCCATGTGTCTTCGTCCCACTTGATTTCGACCTCAGTAGAGAACGAGGCGCGATAAAGGAACATATCTCCGTCTATTATTAATTTCATATCTTTAGTGTGTTTCAGCCCAGTTGTTTCCGACTTTGTATTCTCCGTCTAGTGGGCACAGGAGACCAAAGGTTTCACCAGCTTTGATGATAGCATTGACAAAGCGCTGGCCGTATTCGTCTGCTTTTTCTGGAGGGCAACTAAACTGGACCTCATCGTGGACGTTAGCGTGGAGCGTGTAGTCTTCTCCGGCCATGTCGTTGACAAAGTGCACTAGTGCTTGCTTCATGCAAATCGCCCCGGCTGACTGTAACAAAAGGTTAACGCTACTGTGCGGGGATCTACAAGGCAACGTGCGACCGTCGAGTCCTTTGAGAAAACCAAAGCCTTCTACTTTGTCTTTGACGGCCTCGCGTAACCTTTTGATCGCTGGCATCTGTTTGAAAAACTGAGCCTTGAGCCTGCTGCCGTCCTGTGCGGTCCCATCGACGACCTCTCCTATCTTGGAGTCTGACCCACCGTAGATTAGGCAGTAGATGAAGCGTTTCGCTGCGTTCCTGTCGGGTAAGCCTGCGGCCTCTTGGTTCGCTGTGTGCACATCGCCACTTAGGATCTCGTTGGTGTATCGTCCGTCGTCGATCTTGTGCAGGTAAGCGGCTAACATTCGCAACTCAAGCCCCGAAGCGTCACAACCCACCAAGACACGTCCTGGCGGCGCAGTGAACAGCGCACGGCACTCGTAGCCATATTCAGCAGACACTGAAGGACACTGAGCAATGTTCGGCGACTGGTGACTACATCGGCCACTGACGGTCCCACCTGTATTCACTGAGCCATAAATATTATTATTATTAACAAGCTTGAGCCAACCGTTTTTACCTTCGGCTAACTGACCGAGGCGTTTAGCAACCAACAGATACTCAAGTAGCTTCAGGCTCTGTGGTGTGTCGATACCGCGTAGCACTGCCTCGTTGATCGCTGGACGTTTACCCTCGAAACACTCAGGCTTCCACCCGCCTTCAATGAGGCGCTCTGAGATCTGATCGCGACTCTGTGGGTTAAACGGAACTTCTTTGGTTCGCATCTCGCCTTTCTTGACGTCCTTGTGTCCTGCTTCGTTCGCCTCTTTCTTTGTCAGCCACTTCTTGCCATCTGGTGTTACCCACCAGGGGCGCTTAGTCTCAACGACGCGGGGCGGGAACGTGTGCTGTAGTTCGCCGTCGAGTTCAGCGCGTCTTGTCACGAGCTTACTGAGGAGCGTGTTGGCCCCCTCGACGTCAAACGGGAACCCATGTTCTTCTTGGGTTCTTATGGCCCGCGCAAAGTCCATCTCAAGCACTAGGTCCTGGTCAGTGTGCGTCCGGTCTTTCATGAGGTAAGCAAAGAGGGCCTCGTTGACCACCACGTCCTGGACACAGTAGTCTTCCATCTCTTGGCTCCAGTGTTCCCAGGTTTCGGTAGACCCGTGTTCGTCTTTGTGGACACCTAAGCGCATCCCCCATGACTTCAATGAGTGTGCTCCGCGCATAAACGTAGGGAGCTTCGCTTCGTTCCAGTCTTCGCGTTTACGGTCTGGGTGGTTGAGTCTACCCAAGACCATTGTGTCGATGATAGTTGGGTGCTCGAAGCCATACAGTTTACGTAGGGCCGGAAGGTCGAACCCTATGCCGTTATGTGCGACCAAACAGTCAGCCTTAGATAGTCTCTCTAGTGCTTCATTAATATTATTACACTCACTGTTGTTGCGATAGCGGTGGGTCCCTTCGTTGTCCATGATGACAATACAATGCACAACCTCTAGTCCCTCCAGGGTATTCCAGTTGCCGATCGCGTTGGTCTCTATGTCAAATACTGCTGTGTTCATCTTTTAAAATGGGTTAGTGGTGTCCATGACATGAGTCTCAGTGAGACGCGCTGTGTCCTTGTCGTAAGCCAACGAACACGCCACGCCTGTCTCTCCGCTAAAACGGTTCTTCAGGACCCTCACGGTTGTCTTGTTGCGATCTTCAGGGTCATCGGCTTGTTGCGACCTTTCCAGTCCCAAAACCATGTCTGAGAGTTGAGCTATGGCTTGGGAGCCCCTGAGATCCGACAGGCTGACTGCCCTTCCGTCTTCGTGGCCTCGGCCTTCAGGACGCTTAAGGTGACTCACGAGTAACAAGGCAACCTTCGTCTCTTCGACAAGAGAGCGCAGTGCGGTCATTGTGTTATCGATAAGCCTGCGCTCGTCACCGTCACCGATGCCTGAAACAACAATACTGATATGGTCGAGAACCACGAAATCAACGTCGTAGGTTTTGATCATAAAGCGAATCCTGTTGAGCAGGCTGTCTGACGCCAGGCTACCGAAGTGATCATAGACGTAAAAACGACCGGAGCCTACTGTCGCATCGAAGGCGTCCTTGAAGGCGTCGTCGCGTTCAAATGGTTCTAAGTGTAAACACTTGCCCATCTCTAGCCCGATGATGCTCAAGGCTGTCTTCTCGACCGACTCTTCGAGCGCGATGTAACCAATACACTTGTCTGTAGTTTTCATTAGGTGGTGTGTGATCACACGGCAAACCTGTGACTTGCCGATACCACTACCCGCACAGAGCGTCACGATCTCAGATTGCCGAAGACCATGCGTGAGCCTGTTGAGTCCCGCGAAAGGATACTCTAAAGACTCGACCTCATGGTGCTCTGCGATTTTCTCGTAGAGCTCTGCGCCAGACAAGATGTCGTCAGGCCTCCAAACTTTAGCGCTGAAGATCGCACTGATAATCGCAGACTTTTTGCCTTCGATAAGACAATCGTTGGCGTCTTTGTGTGGCAGGTGAGCAACCTTACACTTACCCGCAGGTAACATGTGGGCAACCTCTTCGACGGCGTTGCGTCCACTCTCGTCCATGTCGAACATTAAGATCACCTCCTGGAAACCAGAGAGCCAGTCAAAGTGTTTCTTGAACATCGACTTGGCAGACTGTGCGCCAGCGCCGAGGCTCACCACAGGGAACTCACCGCCCTGGGCTACGGCCACAGACATCGCGTCGATTTCTCCTTCGGTGACTACAAGCTTAAAACCTGGCACTGGGTTAGCCCACAGGTGCTGCCCAAAGAAGTGATCGGGCTTTCCGGCGCATCGAAAGTCTTTACCTGCGAAGCGATACTTCTGGGCGATCTTCTGGCCCGGCAGGTCGTAGTAGTTTGCGATGTGACAAGGCTTACCGTTAAGGTGGCCTACTTGGTATCTAAAACGACGGCAAGTAGCCTCGTCGATACCCCTCGACTCTAACGCGGCGTATTCTCCGTCGATAAAGTCATTATTATTATTATTTGTTGTATTTTCCATTGTTCTCGGTGTTCCATTCCCGGCACGAAAAACTCCACAAGCATAACACTTAGTGGAGTCGTCAGTATTTATAGTTAATGCATCGCTGCTGCCACAGTCTGGGCAGGGCTGATGCGTTAAGGCGGCGGTAAGTTGATCCATTCGTTTGGTATCTTGCTCTTTGCGTCACACCACTCAAAGCCATTGTTATCACACCACTGACCATAGGTCGTTTTACTGTTCTTGTTGATCTTTGTGTTTGCATTCTGGAATACAAAACGAACGTCTGCGTCAGGATTCTGCTCACGAACAAGTAAGTGTTTGGTGCGGTCTGAGGGCTCAAAGTAACCCTTGACTTCTAACATGATGCCATTAGGCAACACGAAGTCAGGCGTGTAGGTCTGAGGCCTTAGATAGTTAAGCTTCTGGCTCTCGTAAGAGTAGTCAACCCCAGCCCCTTCAAGGGCCGAGGCAACGCGCTTTTCTAATCTAGAACGAAAAATCCCCGTTCTCTTTGCCTTGTATCTCCTCATCACGTAGCTCATTAGTGAACTCTTCGCCACCAGAGAATCCACCCTCGACTGACCCAAAGACAGAATCTTTAGCGCCGTATTCGATTAACTCAATAATCTGGACAGAACGTAACCGAAGGCTCACTCCAAACTTACCACTGACAACCCAGATATGGGGCTCTAGTGCTAACTTGACGCGAGACCCAGTGCCAACTTGTGGCATCTTTATCTTTTTACCTGTAGAATTGTAACAGGCTACATTAAAATTAATAACACCTTTGTCACGGGTTTGACGCTGGGCGACCTGCTTGGCCATAATGTAAAAACCCTCGTCGGTTTGTCTAAACGGTGTCGAAGGGTCTTTCTTGAGTTCATCTTTGGCTTTCTCAGCCGCTTTGGCATACTCGACGTCATACAGTGCTTGGTAGTCGCTTTTCATAGCGTTCCACTCTGCTTCGGTCAGCACCAGTCTCACCTGGTATACACCGCCAGTGTTAAACTTGTAGTCTGGCTCATGGAGATGCGGGTATAGTGCTTCTCCTTCGGGTGTTACGATTAGTTTATTACTCATTGTCTTTTTCTTTCTAGTTTTGTTTTTGGTTTTACGCAAAGAAGTATGTTGACTCCTTAATTCGTTTGATATCAGCGTCACCAAACTCTGGTGGCACTGGGAAATCTAGCTCTGGGTGTTGTTCCTGTAACTGACTTCTCCACTCACTTAATAGGTCCCGTGAAAAGAAGTCAACAAAAACTTCTCTTAAAGTTGAAGAAAGTTGGTCACACTTGTTTGCGTGGGTGCCATAGCTGTCATGGATAAACGAAAAGTCGTAGATACCGTGCTCTTTGTTACACCGAACAACAGTCTCGTGGAGTGCTGCAGCGTCTAGGCTATGCACGACGTTAGGTGATGCACCGTTGACCATTCGGCGCCTACTGATTACCGTGTCGTCGTCCTCGCGGAACTTAACGCACGTCGCTTTGCCACTAATATATGTATTTACCTGCTGGTTGTGGACTTTGTAGTATTCTTGGTGGACCGGGAAGCCTGTTGGTGACACCCAGGACAACGCTTTGTTTTTGTCAGCGATAAGCTTAGCGCACGCTTGGAACCAGTCCATGCACTGCTTAGGTTTCTCTAGGACCGACTCGATGCCCTGCCAGACATGCGTGGCTAACATCTGGATCGCTTGGTATTTCACGTCGTCACTGAAAGGCTTCTCTCGCTTCTTCCCGTGGATTTGTTCATCATACCATTCATTAATATATGCCCTATTAGAATACGGAGTGAGCCCATACGAATAACACATTACTGGTCTCTTGCAGGTGCGCCTGTCGATCCCAAAGGACACCCAGGCTTTCGCTAAGTCACTCCCGTCGGCCTTGAGTGACGCCAAGGCGTTCTCGGCAACAACCCCATAGATGTCCTCTGGACTGTCCGTCGGTAAAACATTGGTGGCCTTCATGCCATAAGGATCTCTGGTTAACATCGAGAGAATCTGTAGGCCATTGTTAGACGCATCGAGGTTCACTGGTAGCGTCGAGTTAATTTTACCGTGGGTCTTGTATTCGGCCCACTCAAAACACCACGCTAAGAAAACCCATGGCTTGTCGGCTTTGGTCCAGGTGAGGTCTTGGCGTGGGTCCCTGGCGATGCGCATTGATCGCTCGGTGAACTTCTCGGCCCAGTGCCAACGCTCGTCCAGTGTGACCTTGTCGTTACCCCAGGCGTTCGCTCCGGCAACCGCGAGCCACTTGGCGTCGTTGACGTTGGCCACACGCTCACTCCGGGCAAACTGTAGTAACCCTCGGCACAGGTCGTTCCCCATGACACTCAAAGACGATGATATATTATATACTCGACCCCTAAAATCACAGTGACTCGGATAGAAAAACCGAGAGGCACTGAGCTTCTCGGCTGTGTAGATAATCTTGCTGGTGAGCAGGCGCTTGGACTTAGTGCTGGCGTTGCGCGAGTAGATCCCAGCGGCCATGCGGCGCCACTTCCGGTTTACCTCTTCGTCGTCGTGGAAGTCATTAGGAACGTCAGGGATCACCTCGTCTTCTTTCGATGGCAACGCCCCGATCTCTACGTTGTTACCCCAGGCCCACTGTGCAACCCCAAGGACCTTTGGGTTCACTACCCACGGTGTCCCCTGGATCAAGTTGCACGCTTCCATCGGTGTCTCGACGTGGCGGGTCTCGTTGTCTCTCAAGAAGTCCATGTTAGACGTCTTGATAAACGGTAGCTTTGGTAACGCGGTGCCTGCAGTGTCATAACCACCTTCCCAGATAGAACGCCAAGGCAACGGTGCGTCGGCAGTGGGCAACCAGAAGGGCTCGAATAGCTCCTTGCTGTCATTGTAGTTCTCAATCCAGTCGAAGGTAGACTTAGAGGCAGTAACGTAGCGCGTCGGCTTCTTGCCTGCTTTTTCTAATATATATACATATTCAACAAGACCAGTGACGTGACGCAACAGTTCTACCAAGGTAAGACCACAAGATAACTTGTCACGCCGCCTCCAGTCATCGTAGTCAGGCATGAGGCCTTTCGACGCTTCGTTACGCATTGAGCTCTTGATGTGCCGTCGCTGTGAACTTAGGCCACCTCGGCGTTTCTGGGCACCGAGCACAATGCCTTCGCCTTTGGCCTCGTTGTTGCGCACTAAGAAATCACAGCGGTGCTGGTCTTCGACACGCGAACCAACAAAGTGACTCACTGCCGCCATGTTTTTCTTTAGGGTAATCGAGTCGAGGACCGCCTTGATAACAATAAAGCCGATCACTGAGGGCTTCATGTCACGCAAGGATAACTGCCAGAGCGCACTGTTCCTGTTGTCCCACCCCGCGACCATCTCGTCGATCGCCTTGGTAAACGCAGGTAAACCACCCCGGATTAACCTCTGTCCGTATTTCGTTTCGCTTTCTGCTTCGCGGCCCTTCGCAGATTCCACCCGATTACGGTAACGACCAACACCGAGGTCCACCATGTCTTGGTTAAGATCTTCCTGGGTAAGCGCCTTGATCTCTTCATTTGGTGTCATTTTTTAGTAGTGCTCTGAGTTTCGCTTGTCGTGCTTTGATTCTCTTGATTGTCTGGGCGAGCATCTTTAGTTCATCCCGTATTAACTTCGTTTGCATGGTTTTTTCAGTGTCCAACATGGCTGTTTTTAGGTAAAAACGCTAATATTGTCAATTTTATTCTTGACGACCCCCGCCCCGACACACCTATAGTTACACTTAGTGATCGACTAGTGATATTCCTTATTAGTTAAAACAAATATTATTATTACACTATGGACAACAAAAGCTTCTTCAGAAAGGTGACTCTAAGTCTACTCTTAGTCTACTACTTCACATTAGTAATATTATTTATTGTTAATGAACTTTCCGGGCACGCCTAGAAATTTACGGGCACGCTGATGATAGTAGGGCGGTGTGCTGACTTTTGAACAGTGTTCAATTGATCGGTGTTTGACCAAAAGAAAAGCCCCAAGGACGAAATCCAAGGGGCTTGTTTTATGGTTGTTTTGTGCCGATCAATTAGAGATCATCGTATGCGCTTGAGGGCGTTGTGTCTTCTTCCCATTTTTCGCCAACATATTTCTGCGCCTTTCGGTTGTGAGCTCTGTTAATCTCGCAATCGTGGATTCCCATAATCTGCGAAACGACACCTGAAGGAATAGCAGTGATGTCGCACTCGTTCATTTGGTAATACTCTTGAAACTCCATGACCACCTCGAATGCACTAGCATGAGCTCGCGATAGTGCAAAAGCTAGCATCTTGTCGTCGTGGCGTTTCTGGTCTTTTGTCTTTTCTGTTTTTTTCATTTTGCTTTTTTGGTTTTTGGTTTGGTGTTGGTGATAATGTAGGCGCCTTGCGTTAGTGGTTTTCCTTGCGCCTGATTGTCTAGGACAATGTTCCAGTTAAGCGCTAGAGGAAATCCGAAAGAATCACAAGGGCCTTTCTTTTTATTAATCTTCATTTCTCCCAGTTGTTCTTGATCGTGCACCAAATGATCGCCTGGTATACACAAGGCGCCTCGTTCGCTTTCATTGCTTCCTCGATGGTCAAGCGCTCGACTCGATTATACTGTGGAAGCGTTAGGTTCTCTTGGACAACTTTGCGCCTCTTTGACCTGGTAAGACAAGCTCGCGCATGCCAGCGATCAATCACGACACAAGCGGCCTTGTTTCGCCAAGTGAT